AAAATGCCTTTGCCCTTTCCTTAATCGTCGTTCTCATTCTCGGTCAGTTTTTGGATGAAATATTGAGCAATTACACAGCTTGCATCGCATTTATTTCGTTTAGAGCATATAGCTTCTTTGCAATGATATTCCATAACAAAATAGCAAAACGCCTTGATTGCCTTCTTCCGCATCCGCTCCTCTGCCTCCTGCTCGGCATGCTCGACCGCATACTGGGCTACATCTACTCTCACGGCATGATATGGCAGGTCAATCGACTTCTACTTTCCAGCTACCGTCCTCCAGTTCTTGTCTTGCTTTTTCGCTTTTCATATGTTCAGTTTATAGCCGTTAGACAAAAGCCATTCGGTAGCATCCATAAGTACATCGACCAATTTTATCCCCCGGTGGGAGATCAATTCTGCTCCGCTTTCAGTTTCATAGCTTACATACCATCCCTCGTAACATTTGGAGATATTGAGGTAAAATGTACCTTTTGCGTCAATGAACACGGGTAGTAATTCCTGCTGGTCGGCGACCGTGAAGGCGGGGGCGTACTGGCCGGGGAAATTTCTGCACATCCATCCAACATGCTCCTCTTCTGCTATTCGTAACTTACTCCGCCCTATTACTGCTGGCATCGTATGCCATACCATGCTCGCCTTCTCCGCGGGCACTCCCAGCTCGATCAGCCGCTTCGACTGCTCGACGCTCGTTACTTGATCTTTCATAATTTTTGCTGTTTTATCTCGTTCTTATTTGTGACTATGAAAACCGATTCTTTGCGAATTGGCAATTACGTTCTTCACGCCGGGAAAGTGATTGCCGTGACCAGCGTATTCCCCAAGGGGATCAACGCCCATACCGACCGGATCACCGGCAAGGTGTCGTACATCCCCGCCGACCGGATCGACCCGGTGCCCCTGTCCACCGACATGCTCCAGCGGCTCGGGATGCGCCGTAATGCGGTGCGTTGGGTCAAATACGGCGTCGATAACCTTTATGTCGACCGAGCCGTGGATAAGTTTTACATATCCATCGGCAGGCTTGGCGAGCGGGTATGTCAGGTGCGGTTCGTTCATCAGCTTCAAAATATACTCTCCGACGGCTGGGGCGTGGAACTTATACTGCGGAGGTAACCATCTATTCGCATAATCCGTAATAACTCATGCAGCTGGTCGCCGTGTCGTCGTCGAACAAACTGCCCGTGGCGTGCTGCCATTCGACATAGCGCACAACATCGCGGATGTCAGGATACTTATTGCCGCTGGTGATTGCATAGGAAGGTATCTTCCCGGACACGAAATAACCTGAACCTATCTCTTTTTCCAATGCGGCAATCTGTTCGATTCGCTCCGGGTTCTGGCGCGATATGTTCAGGATATCCCGCTGAATTATCATCACGCACGGCCAGCAGCCGACACGCTTGTAGCCCATTTTGTAAAGCGGGTTCGGTTCCAGTCCGGCGGCCAGTATGTAATCGATCACCTGCTGCGCCGACCAATCGAATACAGGACGCAGAAGGTCGTCGGCATACTTTGCCCGGAACGCCCGGACATCTTTACTTCGGTAAGTATGCTTTTTCGGTTTGCCGTTTCTGTCGTAACCGTAAGGCTCGAAATAGTACTTAAAGTACGTGCATTGCGCCGACATCTTCGCACGTCTGGCCGATTCTGCCGCCCGGATGCCCTGTACAATCAGCGTGTTGTCCCGAACCTCGTCGAGTATATAGTCGATCATGGGCTTTGTTTTCAGTTCACCGGTACACGACCGAGAGCTTGGCGCTGGCCATTTCCCCTGATGCCGCGCCAGATCGACCATCCCGTCGTACTTCTTCGACTTGAGCGTCACCAAATCCAAGTGGAGTTTATCCGCGATCCGGTTGATGTACTCGTAGGTCAACGGATGCTCCCACCCCGTGTCGCAAAACACGGTCGTAAAGTTCTTGGTGATGTGTTCGCGCGTCCAAAGAAGCGATGCAAGGCTGTCCTTGCCTCCCGAAAAGGTGACTATGACTTTCATTTTATCATTCGTTAAAGGTTAACTGAGGGGACTGGCGTGACTGCAAAACTTATCTGCCAAATACTAAAATGGCGGCATCTCTTGAGTGCTCCGAGGTATTCCCCTGCCACTTCGTAAGAGCTTTGAATTGTGCTGCGGATAGTTTAGTACGATTATTCTTAGGAGCAATCATCCGATATTGCAGGCCTTGCTCCTTGCACCAACCCTCCCAAATTGATGCATCTCGACAAACGCTTCCGGCTCCCTTCAGGCGCTCTCGTCCCATATTGCCAAACCATTTGCGTTGGCGAGCATCTTCGATGAACAGTCGAATACTATCTTTGCCCCGAATGTCGGAGATCATTTTCACGCGCTCCATTGCCTGGGTGATCGTCATGGTACTCACTTCCGCGAGGTATTTTGTGTCCGAATGCCATACCGCGAAGCCTGTATGTACTCCCGTATCAATGCCTATGTACGTCATAGTTAGTTCATAGATTAAAAAGCCATCCTATCTCTTTCCACTCCTCGGCGGTCAGCAGCTCGCCCCGGCGTTCCCGCTCGGCGCGCTCCTCCTCCCTCTTTAGCTTCTCGGTTTTGTGGCGGTCGCGTTCGATGCGTGCCAATCGGTCGGCTCGATATTCGAGAAACACCTGCAACGCCTCAGTGATGACAAGCGGATCTACCGTGCCGTAGAAATGCCCGTAATGCCCCGCCTTGAAACGCTGGAAAAAGAGCATCAACTCTGATAGTTTCAGATAACCGAAGTTGTCGGCGATGACTGCTGCCACTGCGTCGGTGATACGAGAAAACTCCTCCTTACCTTTCACGCCGCAGAAATTCACGAGGTCGGTTAGCTGAATATCCAGCCACGAATCGAGCGCATCCCCACCGTAGGCTTTCCGCACCTGACGCAGGGAAGGCGCATCCCCCGTGAAGCAACGGTCGATATTCGCGGCGCAATAGCGCTGCACGCCGGGGTTAAAACGCTTAAGCATCACCGCCGCCGTCCGTCCCCATTTCCCGCGCCATTGTGCGAGCAAGGCGCGCTCTGACCCGCTCTTCGCAACGGCGCATGAACTCGTCGCTGGTAATGTCGCAATGAGCGACCCGATTGTCTGCATTTCTGCCATAGTCGTTTGTCGTTTTCAGCGGGAATATCCCCGTCCAGTTATTAGCCTTGGACTGCTCGATAATCCCTCGGGCAGTATCCGCATTGCCCCCGGAAAGTTCCATAAGCCGCGCATAGAAGCTCTCGAAGCCCCGCTGTCGATAGGTCTGTCCGCGTTCAGACTTGTAGGCAAGCCAATCCGCCACAATGGGTTGGAACGTAGGTTCGACAGCCGAGGTGTCAAGCGTGCACCGGGATTTTTTCGGAAAAAAGTCGTTTAGCCACGTCTGGAAATAGACGTTTTTTGCAAGCTGGGCATGGTATCCTAATTTAACATAATCAATGGTCAAACCATCCGTCTTTTTGCAAAAGTCATTATAGTCGTCAGCAAGCGACTTGCGTTTTCCCTTAAACCCATCCCAAAGAGTTACGAACTCTTCGGGGATGCCCGTAACCTCTTCCCCCTGCAAAGGGGGATTATAGGGGGTATTATATGTTTGGTTTAGTTTATCTTCTATATAAGAAGTATCGTCTGTTTTAGGTGTCCCGTTAGGTGTACCTTTAGGTGTCCCGTTAGGTGGGACTATAGGTGGTAAATTTGAACACCTAAAAGTGTATTTGCATTTATCGGCACGACCTTTTCCGCCGCCGGAGAATGAGATCAACCCAGCCTGCATAAGACGATTTTTGGCTGCGCGCAAACTCTTAGGTGACACCCCTACATTGATCGACGTCCGTGCGTCGGAATGCGTGAAGTTATCCGGCCAGCCTAACCGATTCGCTTGTTCTACAAGGTAGAAGTAAAGCCTCGATTCACAGCAGCCAAATTGCCACGTTGCATCAAGTTGCCAAAATTTTCGTATCAGGTCTAAGTAATTCATTCTATGTCCGTGTTACAGCCACACTTTTTGATGTTGCATTTCCCGCTCGATGAAAGAGATCCATTCATTATCCTCGGGGCTTGGTAAGTTGATGCCCGCCTCCATTGAAGCCCAATTACGGAACCGATCTATTGCTGTTGTCATCTCTCCTGTATCAAGGTCACGACTTGACCGGAGCCTTTCGACCTCCTTGTGCATCAGCTTGTCGTATTCGACGCGCACAAATAATTCCGGATTGCATAGCCGTTTGAAATATTCCTGTTTGACATATCCTATCGGATTCCCGGTTTGCATGGCGAATTCGCCAAGAATACAATGGAGATATCGGTTTTGCTTCCCCGTGCGCTGTGGCTTCCGTTCTGAACACTCGACAAGCGCACGTCGGCCATACAAGGCATTAACGCGATGTTTGAAGCGCTCCCGGTCGATGTCGGTGCTCAGATCGTAAACCATACGGCGCTACATTAGAAAGGCAGGTCATCCACATCTCCGGCGACCGGCAAATCTGCAACCTGGTCGGGAGTGGGTTCCGAGGGACGGAATACCACCGCCTTGCCCCGGCCTACATACGTCCGCTTGTCCTTGCGTTCGCGCTCCTCTTTCGACTGCCGGATGAACACGCAGTGCGTATTCTCGTACTGGTCAACCTCGCGGAGCTCAGATACGCAAATGCCGATGTACTTCTTGCCGTTTTCGGCAACAAAAATCTTGTCCTTGGGAATGTCGCTGACACACAGCGACACATTAATCAGTTCTGCCATTGTTTATTGCTTTTTGAAAGTGGTTTTGATGGTCGTTTTGCTACTACGGGCTGGAGGGAAAAGAACCTCGCCCGTATCGGGGTCTGCCATTCCGGTATGCGGTAGTTTTTTCAGCATCTCCTCGCGCTCCTTGATGTCGGCCTTGAGGGCTTCCAGCGTCTTGTACATATCGTTCAGCCGGCTGTCGCCGCACATCGAATAGTCGTACTTGACGCCCGATTCGGCCTCCTCCAGTCGGCAGTCTCCGAACTGATGCGATTTGCCGTATTTGGCAAGCTCCCGCAGCGTGATGTCGCGCACGTAGGTGTTCTCCTTGAAGAGCTTGATGGCGGCCTCCATACGGCTGATATTGATGTGAGCCGTGATCGGGTCTACCTCCCCGTTTACAACCGAGGAGATAGCCCGGGCGGCCAGCTCGGCGGCGGGCGTCGATTCCCGCAGCAACATTACCTGTGCTTCCATATCACTTTGCATTTTTGCGTGCCTGACGGTATGATTCGAAGAGCGCCGAGAAGCGATCCACGACTTCGGCATCGGCGTCACGGTATTTCAGCAGGCGTGCCCCTGCGTCAAAATCTGCGGCATAGTTGTCAGTCGTGAGGAACCCGTACATCCATTTCAGCAGCTGATCGCAGGTGATAGGGTCATCTAGGTGTTCCATAGTAATTCGTTTGCGGGCAGGTGCCGGAGCGTTGGCCGGGGTCTCAGTAGATTGTACAGTTTTTGCACTTTGCGCAGCTGCCCGGTTGGTATTCTCGGTTCGCCGCTCGTCCGTGTCTGCATCTTTTGTATCGTCGATGCAAAACAACCCGTTAAGGGCATATTTGCGAGCGTAGCTCGACGCTGTACCGGTGATTTGTGCCCCATCCATCCCTTTCTTGTCGAAATCTTCACGGGCAAAAGCAGTGGCCGTCGCCGATTCTCCGGAGGCGTTGGTGATGCGCGCCGTGGCTTTCACGTAGTAGCGATCGCCGACATTGACAATGTCATCGCAAAGGTTCAACGCGCATTCATGCGCTTTGAGCAGCGGTTTGACTGCTTCGAGAATATCCTCGCAGCTCCGATACTTGTATTTCCCGAAACTGTTATACTGCCCCTTGGGGGCTTTCAATTCCGACTGGATAGCGATTAACTCTTTCATAAGCCTACTCGTATTTAATGGTTATCACGGCTTTGCTCCGGTCGATGCCTATGCACCCTTCACGCACAACCTTATGGATTTCTTTATCCGCAAGACGTCGTGAGTACTTCGCGCTAAAGATGGTAATGTTGCCAATGGCAACTTCAATGATTGTCCTCATTGTTATAAATTGTTTCGTTTTGCGTAATTTTTCAACCGGGCCATATGCCCGGGCCATATCCGGCCGTCAATATCGGTGACATTAATAACCTCGATGCTGTCTTCACACCCGGTTTGCACCTCCTCGAAACATCCGGCGAAGACATCGTATCGGCGTTCATAAACAGGCATATAGTGATGCCTCGCCTGAATGTCATAGATTTTGTATGCAACCGAATAGACCCGGCCGTCTTCATCACCGCGCATATCCTTCTGAATGGCTTCGCGGATAGCCCGATAAATCAACTTTAGGTCTACCTCCATCAGCGTTCTGGCCCTCTGGGAGAATGTCGACCGCTGACCCGTTATATGTTCGCTCGGAATATCATGATACTCTTCGAACGGCAGCACCGGGGACGTGGTTGTCGTGTAATATTGCGTGTCCATGGGTTATCGTATTTCAACCCGGTAAATACGGGGCTTGTTCTCGTTCTTCAATGCTCGGTAGATGGCCTTGGATTGTATCCGGACAGCCTTTGACCGCAGGCGGTATTGGGCTCGCCAAATGCGCCCCTTTATCGTCGTCCACACGCATTTAACCGTGATTTCCGTAAACTCATTCATGGCTTTCGAATATTGAGGTCAACAATTTTCCAATCTCCTTTGCGCGGTGCTGATTGGATAGCACCCAGCCGAATACCACGGCAATCGGCGCGATGAACGCCAACAAGGTGATAAGATGTGCCATAGCGGCCTGTTTTAACGGTTGGACTTGGAGGGGAATACCCGGCTTACGAGTATGGTGCCGACAACGACAGCATACGCGGGATATAGCACGCGGAACTGAGCAAGGAAACAGCCTAAAGCATGCTCCTCGCACGTGGCGCGGATAACGTTGGTGTAATCGATCCTATCAGATGAAAATAGGGGTTTGTTGGCCTTGAGATGGCAACGGTAGAATGCGGTGCGGCTTTTCTTGGCGCGCGGTGTGGTCTGGGTGTTATTTACCCGAATACCACTTGTGTTGTTCTGTAGCATTAGTTGAACACAAGTTAGTTAAACAATATGTAAAAAGAGGGCGTGCCCCCTATTTCTTGCTACAGAACCACAACTACGCAGGGTAGAAGTGCAACGGAGACACGCCCAAAGGCTGTTTATGTACTTTTTATGACTGCGTATGCAGTTCTGTAGCGAAAGCAAAGATACGAATTCATTTCGAATCTGCAAAATTATTTTGAAATTAACCGGGCGCGTCCACCTTGTATCTCGTATTCACGACCACAATTAGCACAAAAGATAATCTCGTCATCCCAGTCTAGTTCCAAGCATTCTAATTCATCAGAATCGTTAGCGTCGCAAGCGCTATTACGATCTATCAATACCCTTCCGCAAAGACACTTTAGTTTGATGTTAGATGTATATTCAATATCTGTCGCATAAAATTCGCATTCAATACCCTCTGTTTCGGCTTCCTCGGCCGCTTTTTGGGCTGCTTTTTCATAAGCCTACAAACATTCGATTTGCTCTCGGTTTCCAATTTCAGGTTCGATAATGTTATTGCCACGCATGAACTGACCGTTCACAATGCGTAAGGGTTGCGTATTATCCATATTATCTTAAATTAAGTGCCATCCTCCGCGACCTCTCGGCATTCTTGAGGTAGCGTGTTTTGTACTTCTCATTGGCCTTGTCGGGTGTAACCCAAAGCACCGTGTTGTTGTCGAGCCGTAAAGGAACCAGTCCTTTGTCTTTGAGTTCTTGAAGATATTTATTCATGGTCGTTTGATTGTATCCAAAAGAAGCGGGGGCTTCTGACTGCCCCCGCGGTGGCGGCGTTACTGTGCTTCGCGCCGCCGATTTGCGTTCTTTATCTCCCGTTTCGTGGGCTTAGCCCGCCTCGGCCTTGCTACTTCCTTCACGCAGCCTCGGATTGTCGAGGGATATACCCTCTGTCAGCTTCCGTTGTGACAGACGCCCAAGCGCCCGATCAAACTCACAACATTAGGGTTAGAACCCCGTTGAGCTACCCGGATTCGAACCGGGAGTACCGCCTCCAAAGGGCGGTGTGTTAACCATTACACCATAGCTCAATAAAAGCCGCCTCAATCTCCACTCGCCCACGCCACCGCTCAGGGCTTCGATCTCGGCGGCACACCATCCGCGGGCTTCACAGCTGGCCAATGGCAAATACCAAACTTAAAATGCGATTTGCGGACTATTGGCAGGAATCCGCGACCTGTGGCATATAGTACTCGTTAAACTGTGTCGGCCGTCCGTCTTCCGTAACGGCCCTCTGTTTGTTCGAGCAAATGGAATATCCCATTTTCCGTAGCCGACTGATGATCCGGCGCAGCTCCGTTGTGTGGTACAGCCTCTCAGCCTTGCGAACAGTCAGCCTGCCTCCCGACTTGAAATAGGCCAGAATTTTATTTTGAGGATCGTGTTTCATGGCCTTTGATGTATTTGCCGCTTTTCCCACGGGTACGGTCGAATTTCCTGAGCCTGCCTTCCAGTTCGTCGATGCGCTTGTACAGGGTATCACGTGCTTGAGTGAGCGCCAATACCTCGTGTTCCCGCTCAATAAGGCGTCCATCCGCTTCATCGCGCTCGCAAAGGCATGTAGCAAGCCGTATCTCCAGGTCTTCGATCCGTTTCCACATTTTCCACCTGGGCGTCAGGTCGAAGCATAGAAATCTCCTCTTCCTCAAAGTGTTCTTCTCCATAGTATAATTGTTTTAAGGTGTTGCAAATAAGCCCGCGCGCACTGTAACTTTAAACTCCATTTCAAAACTGCGCCACCGAAAAGCGCACGCGGGCAAGATGCAGACCTCACGTCTAAATATGAAATAAACCACTACTGAAAGAACGGTGCGCAAGGCCTGCCATAGAGCCTGGATAGGCGGTCAAGCCACACCAGGCATAATAATGCTTGATTTATCCCGGTGGTTCTCGCCGCTCATATCATCGCAGCTCGAAGCCTATGCCAGTCTTTCGCGCATTCGGCTATTTGCTTTTGCGGGGCTATCACTTTGAGCCTTGCCCACGGCCCGCCGATGACGCTATTATCGGCCTAACGGATCGCTTTTGCCTTGCGGCGGGGTTAGTGCCAGCAATCAAACCCCTCACCTATGCGGTGGCTATCTTGGAAGTGCGGCAGGATTCGAACCTGTAACCTGCGCCCGGAAATGCGAGGTCTTTCAACCTCTGTGCTTCTATTTCGCATCCCTGCACCGCTCTACCTTTGAGCTACACACCTCGTGATGCTATTCCTTTTTGATGTGAAGCCGCTCGACCGGAATGCCTTTCATCTTGGCGATTTCATCCATCGTCACTTCGACAATCTCAGATTCAGGATCAGGTTCATAAACAAGACGAAAACCTAATCTGTAAAGCTCGTCGCAAGTGTAATTGAAAGTCGCCTTGTCCTCTTCGCGCTTGCACACAACCAATTCTCCAGCACGGAAAATCACCTCCCAAATGTTTGATCCGCTCACAAGCTTATCCCCTACCTGCCAATCCTTGAAAGATTCGGCCTCTTCTTTCGTCGAAGGCCTGATACAAAGATTTGAAACGTTGTTTTTGGTGAGTGTCATCTCGCTACCATCCCCGATGTACCAACTGTATTTGAAGCCTAATTTGTCTTCGCAAATGGATCCATTACTCACATCTTGGCATAGATAAATACTCCCTTCCTCTACCTGAATACGCCCTTCAACTGGGATGTTGTGGATGCTGGCTTTGAATTTCTTACCTTTGCATTGCAGTAAATTTTCCATACTATTTTATTTTTGGTTTATAAGTTTAGTTCTCTATTAACTCTTCCACCCGGAACTCCCGGCCACGGCGCGGGCTTCTTAATCTGCGGCACCGACCTTCCACGTCTTGTGCATGGTAGCGATCAGGTCTATATACCCTTTGTATTCCTCCATCTGCTCGGTACTATAGCCTTCGGCCTCGCCAATTTTTCGGAAATGCTTCTGCCACTCGGAAATGGTGTAGCGTTTGCATCCTATTTGAATAACATCCTCACCCCAATAGGATACTGTATGACGAGATGCGCTGATAAATAGCGATTTAGGAACATCGCACCCGTCGCCCAGTTTGCACCCGTAGCCCAGTTTGCACCCGTAGCCCAGTTCGCACCCGTCGCCCAGTTCGCACCCGTCGCCCAGTTCGCACCTGTAGCCCAGTTTGCACCCGTAGCCCAGTTCGCACCCGTAGCCCAGTTTGATATTGCGCGCCTCAAATTCGGCGGCTAATTCAGAAAGTTCATTGTACTGAAAGGGTGTCCAGCCTTTGTCTGAAACCCAGAGATAAAGTGTTTTCATGGTGGGTATGTTTTGTGTTTAAAGTCCGTGGTTGTTAGCCCATATCACGAGTTCGGCAAGCGTTGTCGACCCTGTGCGACGCATAGCGTTTCGTTTGTGTGTTTCGACCGTCAACTGGGAGAGTGACAGTATTTCGGCAATCCGTTCAGTCTTATATCCCTCTTTATAGAGGCGGACAATCTCTTTCTCCCGCATTGTCAGGTTAGTATTAAACTCTGGGTTACAGATTACTTTATAGTATTTGCACTCCCCCACCAGCGGACAAGCAACATTCTCGAAGTTGAACCGGCCGAACTCGTCCATATCGGGTATTTTATCATACATCCCGAAGTTGCAGCGGATGAATCGGTGGGCACACCTGTATTTGAAGTAAGGGGCGTTCGCTTTGCTCTTGTTGTAAATCTCCGACAACGCCTTGAATGCCTTGGGGTAATCCAGTTCAATAACCGAGAACAAAGCATCCGTAAGCTCTTTATCTTCTTCCATGTAGGTGCGCACTCCCTTTTCATCGCGGATCTGCACCTCTCCTTCGGGTGAGTTAAAAAACTCTACGTTATTTAACCTTTGCATGGGTACCTTTGTATGGATAATCTTCTGGGAATAATGCGTCGCCGGGTAACCTATTTTCAGAGAATTTATATACACAGAATGCTATGTTATCCCTGTCTGACTTGTCAGGACGGGTGCGTCCGTGCGCCCAGCGCCATATTGTTGTCTTGTCCTTTCCTGTCACAAGCCGAATTTCTGCCCACAACTTACTTTTGCGAGTCTTCCCAAGTGTAGAAACATATTCTTGGAACGGCAACTTTATAGCGCGCTGATTTGCAGTATTCATATTCATATTATTTGTCCAGTATTGCCATGATCCGCTCAATGCAGGCGGCCTGCTCCTCGAGTAGTGCCGTCAAGCGGTCAGTCGATTGAATTACTTCGTTCATATTGCATCGTGCTTTAGTCACCATAGTACATTCCTCGGACACCATAGAAACCTGTCGGCACTTTCAGCAGTTCGGGGCGGTACTCCGTGGCCTTCGGCTGCTCCGTCGGGCGGTTCTCGATCTTCGCGGTCAGCATCGCCAACTTCTCGTTGCGCCAAGCCTTGCGCAGGCACTCCCCGAAACTCTTGCCCGGCTGTACCTTTTTAAGATACCAGGCGTTCTTCATGATCTTCGATTTGTCGTAAGTTGCTTTCATCGCGTTGTCCGTTTTTATTACCTTATTCAAGGTAAGTCTTCAAATTATCCGACTTTTACCTTGGCGTTGTCCCTTATAAACTGTATATTTGCCTTAACTGTTCGTTTTCACAATGCAAATGTAAGCATATTGAAATTAATTTGCAAGTAATTTGATGATTAATTTATGAGTTTCGGAGAAAGATTGCGGCAAGTAATTGAAGAAAAAGGCATTACACCTTATGAACTTTCCGCTAAGACCAATGTATCTCAGGCGACATTAAGCCGTATTTTCGCAAATTCAACAACAAAGCCCAGTATTAAGACTGTGGAAGTGATTGCAGATTACTTGCAAATATCGCGTGACTGGCTGCTTACGGGCAATGGTGATATGCGCGCTAAATCGAAATCCGATGCGTCACTATCCAACCTTTTAGAGCTAATTTCCAGTCAGCAGGAGACTATCCGCCTTCAAGCCGAAACCATAAAAAACCTGACATCAAAGAACCAATAAATAAGGTAGGAGTAAAACCGAGCTATAAGCGGAGGGTATATGCGCTCGCAATGGGAATAAAGGGGGCTCAAAGCGAGCAAGGGCGCAAGCTCTGATGTTTAACCCTTAAACATTTTGCATCATGCCAAAAATCCGCATCCGGGTTAGGACGCAGGTGCGCACGACCGTCCGAACGACGGTTAAGCCCATCAGCAAATAACTCTGAGAGGGCGGGCGTATCCCGCCCTCTCTAAATTTTACTCCCTACCTTATTTCAAAGAACCAATACCTTCAAAAAGGTACAATCGTCAAATATTCAGTCCCCACGCTTGCGTTTTTCATCTTAAATCGTATATTTGTATCAGCTTTGTGGGTTTCACATTGCAAATATACTAAACCATTTGAGTATTCACTAAAATAATAGAGTATTTTTCAATCAAATAATATTATATATTTACAGAATATCATAAGCACAAACCCTTCATGGCTGATAAACTGATAGATAAGGCCGTAGAATTACTACGAAGCACACAAGACACTCCGTATAAAATCGCCAAAGCGACTGGATTGTCACAAACAATTATCGGCAAATGGAAGAAAGGAGAAGGCAAGCCGAGTAGAGCAAATGCCAGATATATACTCCAATATTTTGGCATATCCAACATAGAAGACCAACCTGTCAGCCAAGGAGGCGAAGACGTCACGCCAACGAAAGCTGAACTAAATAACCCAAAAACTATGGAGAGATTATTCGAACTCATCAAAGATCAGCAGAGACAGACCAGCGAGCTGGTTGCCGATCTAAGAGAAGAACGATTAAACCGGAAAGAAGAGGTTTCGCGTTTCTTATCACTCATCGAAAAAATGCAAGGCATTGCTGGGGCAGGAACTACTGCCCAAAAAAAAGAGGCATAGCGGTATTCTAATTAGACTAATGCCATCTTCATTAGAGCGGAAGCAATATGATAAAATAGAACCACCCAAAATAAGCTCCATATAATCGAGCTACACATTTAAAGGAGATTACGGTCTCCTTTAAAAATGACCGGGGCGCCCGCAGACCAAAACATAAAAACTTCGGATTATTTCAATAGCACAAATATTTTTTACTCTTTTCTTACCAACTCATTTCGATAGGGGTAAATTCATAAACTCATGAAAAAACTTTTACTAATAATTATTACTTTAGGTATTACCTATAATGTCAATGCGAAGCAGCCTTATAACCTTAAAAAGGCGCAAGAAATAATTGCCGCGCATAATGTTGCAAGTTTGGCTATTATCCATGAAGGGAAACAACTTTATTTTGACCCAGAAACGAAATCATACGTGCCGAAAAAGGATTTTATAGAAAAATATGGGCGTCAGGCCGTACAGCAAATTAACGACTTGGAATCAAATAGGTTAAATGAAGAGGCAAAAGCAGCGTCTATAGCGGAAAGAGAGAAAATACAATCACATGCTTTTGATAAGCTGATGAACCTTAATTCGTATGAAAGCGTTTCGTATAGTAAAAACGAATATGCTGACATTTTAGATATTTTAGATGGTAACCATGATGGGAATATTGATTATTTAAGCGCGGCACTATTTTTTAGGGATCAAGTTGCCGGTATAGACAACAACGGCAACATATCAATGATTAACATTATCCAAGCACCATCGTTATCTAAAGATCAGATATATATTCAAACTAACTCATGGTTCGTTCACACATTTAATTCAGGAAAATCAGTAATTCAATTAAATGAAAAAGATGCGGGGACTATACTCGCGAAAGGTTATTTGAAAAACATTGCAGAACAGGTCGGATTTGCAATTAGTTATGAAATCAGCGCCTATGTTCTTTTTCGGATAGATATTAAAGACGGTCGAGCCCGACTTATTACAACCATCCAAGAATATGAATCAGTAAATAGAGGAGGTGTTGCGGGGGCAATGTCAGGGAATGTTTCGACAACAATGGGCATTTACAAACCGGAAGCGGTTTTTCCCTTTGTTGATGCCGCTGCTGGATTATCCCGGAAAGCTGGAGCAAAAGCGTATTGTGCTTGTTGTATGTATATGATTGCAATGAAGAATCAATTAGAGAAAGCCATTAAAGATGGGATAACAGGCGGAGATGTAGAAGACTGGTAATCCCTCCCCTACCTTTCAGCCCCGGCCACACAGTCGGGGCTTTTTTACTCAAAGTATATAATTATTCACTACCTTTGTGCGTTTTTTAGCATGAAATATGTTATATTTGCATAACAACTACCATCCCAACGATGAAAGCGCAGCAATTTAATGGAAGCTATCCAATGAAAGAAGGTACTGGCATAAGCGTAAGTTTGGCCGTCATCCTCTATGAGGAGGACAAGATTTACTATGCCTATTGCGCTGCCCTTGATATTCTCGGATACGGAAATAGCGAGGAGGAGGCAAGACGGTCTTTTGAAATCATGCTTGAAGAAATCTTAAAGTACGCTATATCTGAGGGAACTCTTAGTGCGCTGCTCGAATCTTATGGATGGAAAAAGCGACAGCCTCCAAAGACGAGCGATCTTATCACCCGAAGCAGCGAGCTGGCAGATATTGTCGATAACAAAGCATACAGGACTATTCGGGAGAATATAACGCTTCCTTGTGCATAATGGGTGCTTTATCGAATATTGACATTGCGGATTTTCGTCGGTTCCTAAAGCACTTGGGATGGGAATATGGCGGCATCAAAGGCGGCCATGAAAAATGGTGCAAGAAGGGCATGCTTCGTCCTGTCATATTCCAGACGCATATAAATCCCATCCCGATAGGAATTATCAAGAACAATCTGCGGACAATGGGATGTCCTGCGCAGGTTTTGATTGACTACATGAATAAATAGCGAGAAGTTCGTTCAACATCAGCCCCGGCCGTATGACCGGGGCTTTTTTGTACCTTTAGGACAATGAAGGCCGCCAAAATAAGGTTTCATCATAGGGGAAAGACAAACCTTTAGAACAATCCGCCCAATAATATTTTTTTCAAAAAATTTCATCATTTCCCATTGTTATTTAAATATCCGTCGAAATCTTTGCATTGTAAGCCTGTGAGGATGCAGGCAACGGCCGAACATCGAAAGTACATTGCTATCGTAGCAGAAGGTCTGTTGGCGCATCCGTCGGCAGACCTTCATTTATGGCAAAGAGTGTAAAAGACACAAAGGCGAACGACACCATCAAGCCCACCCGCAAAGTGGGCCGTCCTTGCGTATATACACCTGAAGCTCTCGAAGTCAAGTTTGAGGAATATGCCAATTGGACAAAGAACAATCCAATCATAAAACAAGTGCCCACAAAACATGGCCTTGTAGACCTCGAACTCCAACGTCCTAAAACTATTGTTGGGTTCTGTGTATATGCGGGAATACTCCGTGACACATTTTTTGATTACGGCAAAAGGGAGGAGTTTTTCCACATCATTGCGCGCGTGCGCGAAGAAATTGAAGCCGATCAATTGTCGGGCGCAATAGCTGGCATATACGATTCCGGCGTCATTACACGTGTTCTCAAACTCGCCGACAAACAGGATATAACCACCAACGGCGAGAGCATCAACAAGCCTCGGGAGACGGTACAAGTCATACTTGATCCGGAAGCTGCATCTATCATCCAGTCCATCGGCAAACAAAGCACGAATGAAAATGGAGCTTGATGCACGCACATATCGGGGCAAGGTCTACAAGATCATGCTGTACTTCTTCCGCAAGTACCGCAATAAAGGCGTCGTACTACGCATATTCAACGAGGGGAGTTCCCGTTCGGGGAAGACTTTCGACACCTTCGACTTCCTGTATGACATCTGTGCTGCGGGTGATGGTGCATATAAAATCTATGTCTACCGCTCCACATTGCAAGACTGCAAGGAAAAGGCATTGGGAGACTTCAAGAAGAAACTACAATGCCGCGGGATATATGATCCCGACAGCATGTATAGCGAGAAGATACTCCCCGAATACCACATAGGCGACAGCATCATCCGGTTCCGTGGACTTGACAAGATGGATGTGAAGGAGGGGCACGACTGCGACATCATATACTTCAACGAAATGTTGGACGACATATCGCCGGCGCAGTTCAATAACATCACGATGCGTTGTACAACCATGATTATCGGCGACTGGAACCCTAAGTATACGGAACACTGGGTTTTTGAGCTTGAAGGGCAGCCGGATACCATATTCACCAAAACAACCTACAAGGACAATCCTTTCTGCCCTGACAGCGTACGCAGGACTATCGAAAGTTACGAGCCCACGCCGGAAAATATCGCAGCAGGAACCGCCGACGAATTCAGATGGAAGGTATACGGTCTCGGGGAGCGCGCGGCGCAGGAAGGATTAATATTCCCCAATATAGACTGGATCGACAGTTTCCCGGACGATTTGGAATATACAGCCTATGGCATCGACTTCGGCTTCACAAATGATCCGACGGCTATTATTCATGTTGGAGTGCGAGGACGTGATTTATATCTGCATGAACGCTTTTATTCGCCCGTAGACGATCCCGAGGTATTGTATAACATTGTGGCCCCAATTCTCGGTAAACAAGGATATGCCATAGCAGACAGTGCGGATAAATACGCCAAGAACCCAGAAGGTATGGTGCGTTCCCTTCAGCTGCGAGGGTTGAATGTAGTCAAGGCCAAGAAATTCCAGGATAGTATAACCATTGGTATATCCTACATGAAAAACTTCCGCATCCACTGCGTCAAGACCAAGAACATGAAAAACGAAGCCAATACCTATGTGTGGGATTCTATAAACGGGCTGGCGATAAATAAACCCGTAGATAAGAATAATCACCTTTGGGATGCAGCCCGATACGTCGTGATGACTGCATTCCGCAATCATATTGCCGCATGAAACTCCTTGGATACGAAATAAAGATGTCTAAATGTTCCGAAAAGACCGGAGACCCGCAGCAAAGCCTATACATAGACTTGCGGGACGTGCAAAATCTGCTCGGGACGAAGGATGGGTTTATCGACACCTCCACCCCGGACGGGCAGGCGCGCGCATTCGCGTCATGCTCTATTTTAGCTTCTATCATCACGAAGAAAGTATCCGCCATATCGGATGCCCGGTATTGGGCGAAAGACGACAAAGGGGAAGATATTGAAAAGCCGCGTGAGTTCGAGCGGATTAACCACCCCAATCCCTACCAAACTCTTTCGGAATTCGTTTGCATGATCGAGTTCTTCTCTCAGATATTCGGCAAGGCTTATATTGTGAAGGTATCTTTGGTCGGAATTAAGAGTGACTTCGAATTGTATGTAATACCTAACCTCATGGTTACGGAAAACGAGGTACCATCCTCCATACCTTCGTTTGCACCCAACTCCGATATCCGTGATTACACCATAAACCTTGGGGGCGGGATAAACCTGACGATCCCCAAAGAGGAGATGTTCGTTGTAAACGACGTAACTTACGCGCTTAACAAGATTGGGGGCGCTACTTCACGGCTTGTCGCCCTCAAGTACCCTGTCAACACTTTCCTGGCTTCCTACCAAGCCGTAAACGAATTGCTTGTCAACCGAGGTATGCTCGGCATTCTCTCCCTCATGTCAGATGATCCGATGGTCGATAATATCGTGCCAGCTACCAAAGAGGACAAGGAAGCGCTCCGTGAGCAATTGGACAAATACGGGATCATGCGCAACAAATGCAAGATCGCCATTACGTCATACAAGGCATCCTTTGTCCCCGTATCGTCCACGATCTCCGACCTCGGACTTACAGACATTCAGCGCAACTGCAAGAAAGACATCGCTTATACATACCAGGTGCCCAGCATTCTGCTCGACGTAGAAGGCAGCACCTACAGCAATTTCGGAGAGGCCAAGATTGAGTTTTACGTGAATGACATTATTCCTTCGGCACAAAACATCATGCGCGTGCTTAATAAGATATATGGCTTTACGGGATTCGGATTCATGCCGTTCTTCGACCATCTGGAAATGTTCCAGCCCTCGAAGAAAGACCAGGCGGAATGTATGAACAGCGCCGTAAATTATATCGGAGCTGCCATACAATTAGGAATAATGACACCAGAGGAAGGTAGAAGCGAACTATTAAAATATCAAATCTAATATGGAAGACAGAATAAAATCATTCAAGGGAAGTATAGACGACATCAAACGCGATCAGGGCGTTGTTGTCATTGCCATATCAAAGTTCAACGAAGAGGATCATGCAGAAGACATTGTGCGCAAAGGGGCATTTACTAAGTCGTTTGCAGATATGTCCCGGATCAAACACTGCATCGACCACAAACAAGACTTGGATCATGTTGTTGGGACGCCTCGAAAAGCATGGGAAACAGATGAATATGCCCTCGTCGAGAGCAAACTCATACTCGGCAAGGCAGCTGGGCATGATATATTCGAGTACTATAAGCATTGCGCAGACGAGAAACGAGATGTCGAACACTCCTACTGCTACCGGGTTCTCAACAAGAACCATAACGATGCTATTGCGGGAGATGACATCGCAGAGCTGCAGCTCAAGTATGAGTACAGCACCGTGTTCGCCGGATGTAATCCCTTCACCCCAGCTCTTGACGTCAAGGGCTTGCAAAGCGTAGAGGACATCATTGCCTATCAAGAAGAGCTCAACAACATCCTGCGCAAATGCGACCTTTCGGAAGCAGGAGGAAACAGGATTGAAGCACTTTGCAACAGCCTCAAAAGCGCCCTAAACATCCTGGGCAACAAATCTTCGGATGACACTGAAATCATCGAAATAGTCAGAAAAACATTGTTTAACTAAACCAATTCACACATGAACGACGACATCAAGAAAGAGCTGAAAGGAATACTCGATGAATACAAGTCGGGGCTTATCAGCAAAGCAGACTTCGAGGCCAAAATGAAGGCTATCGAAGACAAAGTAGACGCTCTCGATCAAACGAAATCCATCGACGATATCCGGGAGATAATCAAAGAGCAAGGGCGCACCATCAGCCTCATGCAGAAATCCACCGTTTCATCCGAGAATGAAGCGCAGGAGAAGATCAAGGCATTCTTCTCAGGGAAAGAGAACATCGACGCCGTAAAGGGCGGCCGCACGGTAAGTATCGAGATCGAGATGAAGGCCGAGGCAGCAGCCATGACGACCACGACGGCCGCTGTTCCCATCGCGGCATTCAACACCGAAGTCGTGCCGGGCATTGCAGCAGCGGCTACCGAGCCGAATGCGATCCTGCCCCGCTTGCAGAAAGGCACGACAAGTTCCCCGACAATCAAGTGGATCAACCGTAAAGACCCCGACGGCGGCTCGGCATTCATCGCCGAAGGAACTCTCAAGCCCCTTATGAGCTGGGGATACGAGGAGGAGACGTCTACGGCAAAGAAGGTTGCCGTTCGCGCAAAGCTCTCGACGGAAATCCTCGAAGATGCGGATTTCATCCGCGGGGAGGTGAACACCCTGCTGCGTCAAGACTTGATGCAGACCGTGGAAGAGAAGGTTATCGCAGGAACCGGCACCGGGAACGAGATCCTCGGCGTAACAACAAAAGCCCCTGGCTATACCATTACGGAGCTCAACGGGAAAATCTCCATGCCCAACATTGCCGACGTTGTGCGCGCTGGCGTTCTGCAACTTCGCCTGCTGCATTTCTCTCCCGACGTTCTCTTCCTTCATCCGACCGACAAGGCGATCTTCGACGTAACGAAAGATACCGCCGGGCATTACCTGACTGACGAGATGCGCAAGATCATCGGCAACATCTCCGTTGTAGAAACCACCAACATTCCCGCAGGTAAGTTCCTGCTGATGGATTCCTCGCGCTGGAAAGTTCGTCCCTACCGCGCTCTGCGACTGGAATGGGGCCGTGACGGCGACGATTTCAGCCACAACATGGTGACGGTGATCGCCGAAATGCGCCTTCACTCATACCAGAACTCCATCGACGCCGGGTCTGTCATCTACGACGACTTCGCAACCGTACAGGCCGCCCTGGAGAAAACCGCCGAGGCAGCAGCATAGTCATTAACTTAAACGAACAACAACATGGAAGATATGAAAAAGATCGACCTCACTAAGAGGGTAACTATCGTAAGCACAGGCAAGTCTACCTATATGCCCGAGAAAGGCAAAGAGTACAACGTGTCGCCCTTGCATGCCGAAACGCTTGTGAAATCGGGCAAAGCCACGTACAAGACCAAAGTTGCCAACTAACAAGGCGGGGAGGCGCCGGAAAGCGTCTCCCCTTTTTTCTTATGCTTATAGACTATACATACTTCGAACAGGATCCCACATATATTGCGGGAATAGACGTCAAAAGCGGATGCACCCCGACTGGCGCCGCACAGGAGATTGTACGGAATGTCGAGAGTTGCATACGCAGGTATGAGCCTAAATTCCTTCGGATGCTCCTTGGGATATATGTGGCTGAGAATATCGACAAATATCCTGAAATAGCCGCAAAAATAGCAAATACAGACACAAAACAGTCTCCCATCGCTAAGTATGTCTATTTCTATTACCTGCGAGAACATGTTGCCTTCAATACGATGGCTGGCGAGAAAATCAAAATGACCGACAACAGCCGTGCCGCCTCCCCGTGGTACAGACTTGTGCCCCTATGGAACGAGATGGTCGACGAGTGTCATCAACTGGCAGGCTCGCTATGCGGCGAAACAGACGTAAAGCCGGATTATTCGTCGGATATTTTTGAAAAGATAAACAGGTTTGGATTATGAAAATATCACCCAACGATACCATCAGGAAAGTAATTATAAAGAACGGCACCTTATTCGGTATCGGCAATAAACGAATATACGAATCTATTGCGGCATTACCCAAGCCTGACTATGTTAAGGAAAAACGTCGCATATTCGGATGGAAGAAGCACGAAGCCCGAAGCGTCGCAGGTATAACGATGGGTGAATTGAACGCCATAGAAAGGATCGAGGCCACCGACGAGTATTTCGTAAAGGTTCTGGCCGTCATGCTGGGTTTAATAAGCCCAAAGGGAAAAGGATCAAAACGCATTGACTGGGAGGGAGCAGGATACGACATTGCCCGAGAAAAGGTGCTCGAACTACAATTCATTCGCGCTTATCGTTATTTCATTGAAATACAAAACGAACTCAAAGGCGTAGCAAAGGCGTGGAAAAAGCTCGAAATGCCTCTGACGCCACAAGAAGCAAACGCACAAGTACAACGCAAGAACCGGGGCATGAGTACAATATGCTTAGGATACTGCCAGCTTGTAGGGGGTGCTATTCAGCCAAGCGATGTATGGCACCTGAGGTGGTCGACCGTATACCTTGCATATGAAGCCGAGAGGGACAAAAACATGGCACAACGCAAACTCGCTCAGATGAACAAGCCCAAACCATCCAAAAGTCGCAGACGATGAGAAAGAGCCTCAGTAAAATATTCGAAGATGCTGCCAAAGAGTGCGGCGTCAACACATGCCTATATGCCAGGATCAAAGAGGCGAATTACCTGCTGGATTACGTCAAAGAGTACCCCGTAATGCTGCGGCTGTTCCAGGAGCCGATATACGAAACTAACCTGACAAACAGGCGTCGTCGTAGGACAACGCTTTACTTTCTCGATGCACTCGGGAAGCCAGAGCCGGATACACAGACCGAAGCAGCCCCCATTGCGGATCACATGGAGCAAATGGCGTTTTCATTCATCGACAAACTGCGTCGCAATGGGATAGAGGTGCAGGTTGAAAGCCTGCAAGGAGTGGTTGAAAAACTGGATGCCCTGGCCGCGGGTGTAGAGGCAAAACTCGTCCTTACATACAATGTTTGCTGATGGACATATCGAAGATAGAGAACTTTTTCAGCCCTGAAAAGCTGGTTGCCATCTGTAACGAGGAATTCAGCACCCTTAAAGAGCAGGTGACAATAAATCTGCAAACAAAACGCACAAACAGCGGTAAAAATGTGAACTCCCTGAATGTCCCGGAAGAGACTACCGGCGCTACAGCAGATAGTATGGCGTCGCAAGTGGAAAGCAATGCCGGAGGGTTCACGGTCTCGTTTGTGGGACGGCATAACATCAAGAATATAGACGAGGGTAACTCCCCGCAGGATGCACAAGAAGAATTCGGGAGCTTCGAAAGTTTCTATCAGAACATAAAGCAATGGGCACGCGACAAAGAGGCACGCTATGGATTGGAATTCAAAAGCATCGACGCATATTGGGCGGCCAAGAAGCTGTGGGAGGAAGGCAGCATCTTGTACCGCTCGGGAGGGGGCACCGAGATTATCAAAGACCTGTTGCCGCAAACCGTGGATAACATCGACAAAAGAATTACGGAAGTGATCGACACATCCATATACGAAATGCTCGAAACAACAATAGAACTATGATCCGATATACATTGTCCGGTACAGGAGGCACCGCAGATTTTCCCAATGACATATGCTTCACACGGGAGAAATCCACCTTCGTGCAATTTACAGCCACAGCCATAGATCCGGACTATGGTACAGAAGTAAATCTGCGAATATCATATGGAGCAACATCAATAGTCCTATCCAGAAATGTCACGGGAGTAGGAAAGTCCGTTATTTTTCCCTTGACGGCAATATTGGAATCGCTGGCCGCGGACTATTCGGCAACATTCATAAACAATGTGGTGCTCATAGTTGAGTTTGGCGATGGATCAGCCACTCACACGCTCAATACTATTCTTATCGGTACCTGTGAAAAAGAAATAATCCCTATCTCGGCACAGAATGCCGCCGCGGGAGATGTAACCAACTACCCTTCCGCCAGGAAAATCGTGGTATACCCCGGGTTCAACATAACCCAATACATCTTTATCCCCAAACTCACGACGGAGCAAATAGAGGTGGAAACAGAGAATGGGGTCATCGTCACCAGTAGCATGTCCTCGAAACCATTTGCGGAGTTTAATCCATCGACGGTAAGATGGGATGGGGATACGTATGTTGAGATAAGCGTCTATAACCCCAACCTTGCCAACACCTTTCAATTTCCCATCGAGATAGATAGGTGTACCGATGGGATGCTTGTCAAATGGACGGATAAAGGCGGCATACCTTACATATATCGGTGGAGTATAGAGACGGCGAGGGACGAAATATCTATCCAGGATGCCTATTCACTATTGAATGAGAACCTGCAACCGTATGAAGCACAAAGTAAGATACTCACAAAGATATACACGCTGCATAGTCGCCTTGTAGATCAGGATATATACGACCTGTGTAAATCCATCCTCGCCGGACGCGACATAAGCTACTACGACAGCGCAACGGAGCAATGGCGCCGGTGTAGTATAGAGGAGGGCGAAGCCGAAGATAACGGCGCTTATTTTAAAGATTTAGTCGTAGAAATTACCGATAAAACCTATAACGTATGACCTACTACGAACTATACATAAACGACATCCTGTGCGATCTGTCCAGCGACAACTATATATCCTTGGTATATCAAAGCCCGATATTTTCAGGACTGGACATCATACAGTCCAATAGGTCGTACAATATAGACTTACCGCTGACACCGAAGAACCGCAAGGCCATAGGCTATGCGGAACGCACCGACATCTATACGGATGCACCCTATGTGAAGCTTCCGGCAAGATTGTATCAGGAAGGAGTACCGTTGTTCACATCCGGATACGCCGTTATTACGGAGATTTCGGACGTAATAAGTGTGGTTCTTACGTGGGGAAATGTCGACAACTTCCAGCCCCTGTTCGATGCAAATTTGCGCGACCTGGCACAAACGCTCTATTCCATGAACATAGGGTCGATACCATGGAACAGCGCATCGGCACTCTTGGAGTATGGATATGAGAGGCCGCAGATGGGATTCTTCGGCATTGATTTCGGGCAAGGTATCGCCAACCCCGAATACATGCATCCGTCTATCGAAGTACAAGATGTACTTACGGCTATTGAGCGGTACAATGGCATCACCATCGACGGCAAAGAAAGACTGTATGGAGGACTTACGTATCCTTTATTGCTTCCTTTAGTATCAAAAAACGGCGACGACATTTCAGGCGCAGTAGATTATTTTGAAGCATCAAGGATCGTATCTGATGGAGAAGGGAATCGGACATCATTTGAATCAAACTTAAATAATTATATAGTCCACGATCCGAAAAATATATATATGCCATACGACCCATCGAATCCCAGTATGAATGGGACGGCAGAATTTCAGACGCTTGGAGCTAATCATATGTTTTTAAGTATAAATCCGAATACGACAGGAGATACTTTCAACGTGACGTGCAGGGTGAGTGGGGCTTCTTGGCGTTTAAAAGAACAAATACATGTTATAGTTAAGGGGGGCGGTAAGGATATTTTAAAAATATCAAGTGCTCCAATAACAATAACTTCGGGAATGACCTCTGCGGTATATACATTTTACACAAAAGATTTTCCGAAAGAATACGAAATAAACACCGATAGCATAAGCAACATATCTATTCAACTCAAGGACTTTTACAATGTGCAATCGGATGGAGCGCATGATATTATTTTGAATTGGTCTGTAAAGTTATGGGGCGATATTGAAATGATATTCCCATCCGAATATCCTATCGGGGTAAATCTTCCGGACATTTCGCAGGGAGATTTCCTCTCGGCTCTGATGTCTATGGCCGGGCTGTTCGCATACCCGGATAAGGACGCCCCGGATACAATCAAACTCATAAGCGTAGACGACATTTACGCCAAACTCACAAACGGAGGCACAATAGACTGGAGCCGCAAAGTCATCCTTAATGATCGGCATGATGTCAGCCGTCCGGAATCTTCCATATTTTCGCTCGATGACCTGGCACAGAAAAACACGCTCGATTATGACAACGACGACGATGTGATCACGGACACCGCCGGGGAAATACGGATCGAGAATGTCAACATCGACAAGGAGAACGAACTCGTGGAGCTTCCATTCTCAGCGTCCGAAAATGCCCCACTTGCATCGGATGCCAATGCGCTGTGTGCCCGCATTCCTATGTATACTACATCCGACGACGGGAAAACAGTGGACTACAACGAACCCTCGGCGCGAATCCTGCAAGCCATCATCGACGATACGAGCACGGGGTTATACTGGTTCGGATATTTCGGAGAAAATATGCGCTTTGGTGGTGAGAACGGGATCGTCGCAAAGAAATACAACGGGTACCAAAAAGCCGTGGACAAACTGCGTCTGATAACAGTAAAGGCCAAGTTAACAGCCATAGATCTGCATAACCTTGATTATACAAAGCCCATATACATAGGTCAATTCGGGCAGACATATGGCCTGTATTCGGTAGAAACAGGTGAAAACGGCATATGCGAGTGCCAGCTGATCCAGTTGCAGGCTATAAAAGAAGTTGTTATTCCGGACTATTATCTGACCATCAACGGTTCGGCTTCGGACATCAGTCGGGCTGTAGGCAGCAATAAGACCGTTACGGTATTCACCTATCAGACAAATGGCACGCTTCAAATATCTTCGCAGTCAGGGATGTTTGAAAACATTGCTTTCGCACACGGAATCCTTTCCATAGGGGTCAAGGAGAACACCACAACAAGTTCTCGCTCCGGAAATTTGATCGCATCCCTTAAAGAAGCACCTGCTATCATAAGGACGATTACCGTCCAGCAAGCCCCCGCAGAGCCCGAGCCTACTGCGAGCCGCTCGTTGAAACTTCACCTCATGGTGACGGACAATGAGGGCGCCCCGCTTGCGGCCGACGAGGTTACGGCCTCGTATATCCTTCCGTCGGGCGCGAGCAAGCTGGAACGCTGGGCCGATACGGGCGCTGTCGATGTCACGCTGGAAGCGTCCACGGAATATATGACCCTGGGGCTCGCCGCGACCAAGGCCGGGTATACGAGTGGCAAGAAGCAGGTGGACATCCCGGCCGGAAATTCAGAATACAATATCAACGAGACCTTGATGTTAACTTCTGAACAACCGATAACCAGCCGAAATATTACACTCGACATCACCATCACGGATAATGACGGACAGCCGGTGGAGGCGGAATCCGTCTATGTGAAGTACACCAAAACGGATGGCGTAGAAACTTTGTATTCGGCATCAGGATCACATATTAATGACACACTACGGGATGTCACAACCGATTCTTTCATAATGACAGTAGCTGTAACCACTCCGGGGTATGTCCTGTGGCAAGATTCCCTCACCGTCAATGCGGGGACAGAACAGTCTACCGTGGCAAAACAGATTGCACTGACGGCCTCGGAACCTGCGCCGGGGCGGAACCTGCACGTCGTGCTGTCGATCGAGGACGCGGACGGCAACCCCCTCGCGGCCGATAAGGTCACCGTCACGACAAAGAACGCGGCGGGCCAAACCGTGACGCGCGAATACACGAATACCTCGGCGGTGGACGATACCATCGCCGACATCCCCACGAGCGGATCGAGCGTCACGGTCACGGCCTCGAAGTCCGGCTACAACGATGGCTGGATTCAGGGGTTTATCCCTTCGGGCAGTTCGGACTACACCTACACCGGGGTCGTTCCCCTGCGCTCGTCGCGTATGATCTCCGCCGAAGTGCGTGTGCAGGACGCGGGAGGCTCGGCGGTCGTCGCCGAAGAGATCACCTGCACGTACCTGCAAAGCTCGGGCAAGACCAACACGATGCTGGCCACGAACAGCAGCATCCTCGACGATAGAGGACATTCGGACTGCTCGGTGAAGGCCTTTACGTCGCGCATCACCGTCACGGCCGCGGACTACAATACCGCCGTGGAGGAGGTGCCCGTGGCGGCCGGCTCGGAGGCC